TAACTTCCCAAAGCCTTGTTTAGAATAATCAGCATCCCTTGCATTCTTGGCTAGAACAGCATCTTTAATCTCTTGGCTGTTCCCTAGAAGCCCCTTTATCTTTGGATTTTTATTTACTCGGCTTAGCAATTCTTGTGTGACTGGACTTGGCCCGGCGTTCTTTGCCGCTCCCTCGAAATCAATATAGCCGCTATCTAACCTTCCCAGATCTATCTGCGCCCCATCAAACTCAGATTTATTAGCCTTTATGATGTCACGGACATCTTTCCCAAACTCTTTTCCTAGTTTAGTTTTTCTTCCGAACTCCTTGCCATCATTAGCTATCACCGTCACTCCTTTTGGGGTGCTGGCTATGCCGTAGCCATGCTTTTCAAAAATAGGCGCGATTTTTTTCATATCGTCAGGCGTAAAGTCTCTATCAAAATTAATTGAGGCTCCGTTGTACGCATCTGCATTTTTAGCTGGCTGCAGCTTATGCCAAGCAGATCCATCTTGAGCATCAAAATAACCACGGAATGCCTCCGCCGAGTTCATGGCATCTTTTGATCCTTCTGTCATCCCTCTACTTTTATCTGCTCTAGTCTCTGTGGCTGTAATAGGTCTAGCAATATTAGCAGGGGCAGACCCATCCTTAAATCTTCCTACCGCGCTTTCTGTTTTACCTGGAAGAAGATTGGCCTCTGAGTAAATCATGTCTCTGCCAAACTTATTAGCCCAATTTCCTCTTGGATCGTCTGTAAATTTCTGTACCGTTTCAAACGGGGCGGAAGGCAGCCCACTTAGGTGATTAGCTGACTCTCCAGGAACTGCCTCAAAGGTTGAGTTTGCTTCATGGAGCGGCAAATAATCTGCGTATGATTTTGCAGCATCTCCTGGCTGAATATCCCCTCGCCTTATTTTATTTCCAGACCATGCTGCTGCTTGTGCAGTACCTGTGGTCCATTTTTTTTCTCCCCCTAAGGCATTTTTATTTGCTTTATCTATAGCCCTGCCTCGAACCTCATCCATGAATGCGTGTTGAGTTTTACCTCCCACTTTACCGCTCGGATAGCCCATTAGTTCGGACTCGTGCATATCATTTACGCCCCGACCAATTAATCTTGGTGACCACTTAACGCCTAACTGAGTAGCAAAAGGGTCTCGTTTATAACCCAAGTAATCTGTGCTATTGGCATCATATAACTCCTGTAACGGAGGCGAGTCTTTTGTTGGAAAGCGACCCGTCTTTACTGGCTCACCAGCAGCAGACTGAATAGCTGCCTTGGCAGACATTGTGGTATTTCCACCCACATTATTACTTCTACTGAGAATGGCTAAATTCTGAGCAAATTTGTCAGCCATCTCTTTATTTCCTCCAGTTCTATCCCAAATGTCCTTGCTAGATTCTTTATAGAAATTCCTCCCAGGGAATCCTTCTATCATAGCCTTATTGTAATCAGTAACTATTGCCCCTAGCTTTTGCGGAGAATCTACTCCTGGAGGCGCTCCAATATACTGACCACTTTCCTTGTTAAATCTTTTTGACCTAGTTACATCAGCATCACTAAGAACACTCTTTAATTTTTTTCTACCTTCTAACGCTTTTAATGCGCTTGCGCTGTCTAACCCTTGTCCAAGATCTTCCCCGACATTAATTAATTTTTTTGCTGCTGTTTTTCCGAGGCCAACTCCTCCACCCAGTATCCCAGCAGCTATTTGCATACCTATACTAGGGTCTTTTGGATTAATGATACTGTTTTCTTTTCCCCAATTAAGCAAATGATCTGAAGTACCATATTTAAGTTGGTCTCCGCCATATAATCCGCTTACTGCGTTATGAATGTCTCCTGGGATGCCAGCCAATATTAATCCTTCTCTTTTGACAGCATTCGTGGCCGTGTCATTAAGCCATTTAAAATCACTAATAGCCTTCCTACCAACATCGCCCACAGTAATGTCCTGTTTGTCGGTAAAGTAACCCGGCGCATTTCCAAAATATCCTTTAGCCATTTATTAATTCCCTGTTATCCCAAGTAGACCTTTGATTGAGTCTAGCTTTTCTATATCTTCCGGCCTGTACATTTCTTCTGCATTAGGCCATTGATTAAATGTATAGCCTCTAAAATATTCAGGCATTCCGCTTCTGTTATTCCATACATCAAAAGGGCGATCTTCGCCGTAGTCTTTTTGAGCATGGCTGTATCTTTTTTGCATTGTTTCCATTGGAACATTCCCAGTGAAATCTAGATACTTTTTCCTTAGGTCTGAGCCTTCTTCATTCACGCTATAGTGTGAAACTAAGTCCCCATATAAATCTAAAGGAGGCGTGTTGTCACCAAAGTCTTCTATCCCTCTTTGATTTAAAGGCAGACTTTCAGGTCGATAGCGTGCCTCCCCTCCCATTTCAAAGCCGCCCTTATCACCCTTGTCCCATGCCTCTATCTTTCTTCCAGATCCATCATTTGGGGATTTTGTATAAGCAAGATTAGCCTCTTTAAAGCGAGGCCAGTTTGCTTCTGCTTGCTGGAACGAATTAAGCAGCCCAGATTTCTGAGGATTGGCATTATTTTTATAATCAAATATCCCCATATTAATTCCCTGTTAATGATCTTGCTTGCACCCATGTACCTGGTGTACCTGAAACCACACACACGAACTGAGTTATTACATACTTATTAGGGGATGAGCCTAATTCACTTGGTGTACTATTTAATACAATATCACCCTGCGCCCAACTACCTGTCGTAGGTGCAGCAGTAGTAGCCGCATGACGGACATTCATTCGCCCCTCGTTTACCCCATTTACCTGTTGAATGACATCTGATAATAGTCGAACCAATCCGACATTCTCTTCCGGCAGCCTAGGATTAATCGGTAGCCTCATAACTCCCCATCTGGTTTAATATCTGCATCAATTGCAGAGACCTCTACTGATCCAGTAAAGTCAAATTTTGCTCTGTGCCACGGCGCTGACCTGAATAAATCAAACCTGCCGCTTGACTCAGTCACCGTCTGATCTGCTGTCCAAGTGTTGCCGTGAACCTCCTGGTAGTAGTTCGTGATGGTTGCAGCAGTAGGCGCTCGTAGATAACGCAAAGTTACCCGGCTCAATAAGGAGTACTGATTCTCTATTCCGTAATCACCAGTAGTTAATGATGCGGATATGCTTGAGCCTGTCATTGAGTAGACCTTTCGATCAGTTCCAATAAAAGCTATGTATTGTGTTGTGTTGGTCCAGAATGGTGAGTCATATTCAACTTCAGGCCAACTATCCCACGTAGTTATTGGCAGCGTATCCCAAGTGTAACCACCTAGAATATACTCAACCACGCTTCCTATTTCCTTATGTGCCAAGCCCCACTTGTTTGTCTTATAGTTATAAACTATACAGCCATCAAGTGTTCCTGTTCCGCTTTGACGAGGGTAATAAAAGTACACTAAGGAGTTAACGTAGTCATGGGAATTTGTTACCTTATGCTTATTAGCCTTATCTAAATCGTTAAAGAACCACTCCCTCAATGGTGTTCCAATTGGTTTAGGCAAAGAGCCGTCAAATAAGTAAATATCATTATTACCAATAAATACATGGGCTGTGCCTATGTCGGCAATTGCCTCTTGAGACAACGCCCCTACATTACCTGGAAGTAATGAGAAATCCCATACACCTGGTGGACCAGAGTATCGACCGTAGTACATACTATTATCTTTATATGCTATTACATCATAACCGAATGCCTTCATCCCGGTAATTGGACCAGGAGAGTCAACTAACCGACCCGTAGTACATTGTGTCGAGATTGCAGGAACCCAGTCAGCATGGTTAAGGTAAGCAGAACACCACCACCTATCAAAGCTATCGCCGTAGGTAGCCTCTAATGTGTTTCCCAATATAACGAACCCAGAAGCAACCGTCATTACAGAAGCCTTTGGCGCTGTTAGATTAGCAAATGCACCAGAAGTAGATGCCTGTATAACATCACCTTTGTTTACAGCTAGAGTGGCATCACCAAATTGAGCGAAGCGCCACGGATATGTCGTGCTTGCATTGTAAGCAGAAGCCCTAGAAACATCTGTCCAAGATGTGCCGCTTTTTTCATATAACTTTGTTGCTGTACCTGCTATTAACCTACTAGAGGCATCTAGCTTAACCACCAGCCCTGCGTGTAGCGCAGCGTATGGTAATAGGCCCATACCAACATTAACCCCTTGCGCTGCCCCAGCATAACCTCTTAGCGTAGGTACAATATTAGTGCAGTCTGTAATAATCCCGTCAGTTGTAGGATCTAGGTCAGGCGCAAATCCTGTTGAAAATGGAGTCACTATATAACATCCTTATTAGAGGTATTCTGTCGTAATGGTGTTCCGCCCCATCTAGCCTTTTTATCGCTCTTTATAATACCATTTAGTGTTGCTTCCCGTAGCTGTAACGGAATAGAAGCATCGCCTTTAGAAAAAATCATTGCCTCTGCCACCGAACCATATAAGTAAGCATTTGGGTATGAGTCTATCAGCCAATTAGTTAAGTTAGATGCAGATAATGGCGGTATTTTCTGATAGTAAGTATAGACAATATCTTCTGAGGTATTAGGATCAAGCACGTTGCCAACAATGGTGTACACGTTTGCTGAAGTCGTGCCATAGTCTAAGAATCGGTCTGGCGTTACATATTCAATAGTTGATGTTCCTGACTTAACTCTCCTCATGCCTAGATAATCTGATGGAAGGGTAACTAAGCCACTTGAGGGAGTTGCAGTTATATTGACCTCCATAGGAGCTACCCGGAGTGTTGCATTTGCATGAGCCTCAAAGAAATCAATAAATGTGTCTAGGCTTGCATCTAAATCAGCCCTCTTGGTGTAAGAGGTTATTTGTGTTTTAAGTTCAGTATAGTTCACTTAGAAGCCCCCTTTAAAATACTTAGTACCAGCATCAAACAATCTGTATTGAGGGTTTTCACGCTTAAATTTAGCCATATATACGGTATCAAAGAGCAGTCCTTTCTTCATTAGTTGCCCAGCAATAGCTGCCGGAATTTTATAATCAACCTTCCCTTCACCGTACCCCTTCATCTTATTAGCTTCACGAGCCTCTTTGCAGTAGTCGGTTATATGATCGAGATTCTTTTGTTCAGTCTCTATTACATAATTACCACTGTCTGCGCCATTTTCGTGAAAATATTCAGATACTCCAGTCATATTGTTATGTGAGAGTAATCTTCTAGCCATTATAGTTCCCTTTTATTAACATATTCTAATTCCTGCCCCCTGTTACCAAGAGGCAGGGTTAAAACACGCTTATTTAAGTAAGATCAGCAATTTTCCCAACACCTCTTGGGTTTGTAACTGCTAGTGTAAAGTTTGCGCCGACACGGTGCTTAGTTGCAGAACCAGTCTTAGCTAATTCTTCATGCTCATAGGTCTGCAAGAAATCCACCTTCACACACTCAGGATCAATCAATAGTACTGAGCGAGTCCTCATGTGAGCATCAGGAGTAAGCATGATGGCTCCGTTATCACTAACGTAAACATCAACAGCTCCTATTATCCCGGCCATGCTCTTCTTTCCTACTTCCGCGTTCATCCGTGTGCCAGTCACACCTGCGAAGGTAGCCATTACTTGCTTTTGAGCAAATGGCAATAGAGCCATTTTATACCGAGCGCCTTTGTTAAATCCTGCCAAAATAACAGCCTTTAACAGAGTTTCAGTAAATGCCCGTTTGTTAGCATTGGAAGAATCTACTGGAGCAGTTGTAGGTGCGCCAGCAGTAATTACAGTAGTAGCGCCGCCTGTTCCCATGCTATTTACTTCCCATGCAAAGGTTTCAAGTCCAGCCGATTTACGAGCAGCAGCAGCAGCACCAGCAACCGCAGGGTTGTTAGTAGTGATTGATGCTTCCAAATCGATTTTTAGCTGACGGAAGGCTTTCTCTACTTGGTAAGCAGATTCTGACTTACGACCAGCTTTCTTGACTTTATCCTGCACATTAGTAATCGCAAAGCTAACTTCAGCATCTTGCACATAGTTACCTAAACGTACTGTAGGAACTATCGCTGGCAGGGTAGAATCAGCCCCTTCAACAATCGCATTGTTTGCATTTGCAGTTGCAAGCACATCTGTTTGCCATTCTTGGAAAGTGGCCGTAGCTGTACCTGTTCCAAAGTTAGATAGCGCAGGAGTTTCCTCTGGGCTAATATCTTTGATTATGTCTGAAAGGGATTCTCTATCGCCTTTCGCTTGGTATGTTTGAAATGTTGCCATTAGTGTAGTCCTCTATAAATATTTTTCGATTAATGTAGCAGCGCCTTTGCCTGTGTCTTTAAGACTCTTGCGTTGACGGCGCTCCGTTTCTGAGGATTTGTTTATTCTCGCACCAGGCTTAACGAATTTCTTAGGAGTAGACTTTAATTGCTTAGACTTTACCCCTTTTGTTTTAAGCTGCTGGTACTTAAATGCATCGTTTAAGACCTTAACCATTCTAGGATCGTAAATATTGCCAAGTTCATCAGCAGTAAAGCCATAATTCTTCTGCCCAAAACCGTTTATCTTGGCCGCGTATTCCGCTCCCCATCCTGGTATATCATTAGCCAGTACCTCTTGACCTTTTTGAACTGTTTCATTAAGTTGTTGAGCTTGCTGTTGCGCCACAGAATTTGCCCTGGTGTTCAGTTGCTGTGACAGCTTGGTATGGCCCTCTCTTAATTCAGTTCTCTGGTGTTGGTACTTTAGGAACGCGACCGGGTCTTTATCTGCCAGCGCATCCCAATTGATTGCCTCAAACTCCTTCAGTTGTATTGCCATGTTTTGTAACTGCGAAACAGCTTCAATATGTTCTTGCTGAAAGACTGCTTGTTGCTGCACTTGTTCATAGTGTGCAATAGCTGCCTTCCTCATCTCAGCCGCCTCTTGCGTTTTCTGGGTGTAGTCAGACTTCAACGACCGTTCTTTCTCTGTGATCGCTGTAGTGACCGCCTCAATAACTTCTTGAGGTGTACCCTCCGGCAAGTCTATGACTTGTCCGTCTACTTCTATTGAGTCTGTTGCTTCCACTTCAACAGGTTCTTCCTCATCGGATTCCTCTTGAGCTTCTACTTCAGTTCCCTCATCTTCTTCTGCTAATTCTTCGGGTTCCGTCTGTTGCTCCTCCTCTACTGGTTCGCTAAGTAAGTTGTCCAGACGGTCAGATACGTCTGCGACTGCTTCTGGAGCTTCGGTCGCTTGCTGTTCCATAATATTTTTTCCTCGTTAAGACCGGAAAATCCCGGCA